CAACGCGGTCGGAGATCCTCTGAAAATCCCAGATGGGACTGTTCGGACCCGCCCCGACGTAGCGCCCGGTGTAGAACGAATTGGCCTTGAACACCGCGATGCCATCGCGAAACGGGCGCACGCAGGTGATCGCCCCCGGGGTGTCATTGAACTGCGCGAACGAGCACTGCGTCACCTGCGGGTTGATGGTCCAGTTGGTGTGATCGCCGATGGCCGACCACGCGAGGATGTTGGAGGCCCCGGTCACCGTCGACCAGCTACCGCAGTTGCCCATGAACACGAAGTTAGCGGCCACGCAGCAGGTGTTGGCCTTCGGTGGCGCGGACATGTCGTTGAACTTCACCGTCCCCGACAGGCTCAGCGCACTGCGGAACTGCGGCTGCACCGCCTTGTGGGTGGCAATGATGATGTCGCCGAAGGCGCAGATGTCGAAGGCGGCGATGCCGTCCTCGCCGTACTGGAACGAGGACCCGCTCAGCACGTAGTTGCCGGCCTTGGAGACATCGATGAACCCGCTCTGGTTGTGGGCGATGCTCAGCCTCTGGTTGGTGCCGGCGATGGCGATGCCCCCCGGGGTCGAGTTCCAGCGGGTGGCGAACAGCTTGTTGGGGTAGGTCTCGTTGGCCAGCAGCGAGTAGGTGGTCATGCCCCCGACCGAGATCTTGGCGTAGGCGGTCTTGTAGCCGCGCTCGGTCGGGACCATGTCCCACATATCGACCAGAATCCCCGGGGTGCGGGGATCGAGGTCAGGTCGATAGTCAAGCATCCCAGCTCCGCAGCCGGCCAGTGGCAGTGGATGCCACTGTCTGCTGCTGCAGGCCCCGGAAAATGTCCTGCTCCTGCTGGTCGAGCATCTGCGCCCACTGCATGGTGTCCGGGGTCGGGTTGAACTGCCCCACCAGCAGCTTCTTGGCCCGGGTCCTGATCAGCTCCTCCGCGTTCTCGGTCCACATGTTGGGCGAGGTCGAGCCGGTGAGCTGGGGCGGAATGTTGAACAGGTAGTATTGGGTAACGGTCCAGATTTTCGAGGGCGAGGGCCACAACCGGTACTGCTTCTGGTACAGCGCAAAATGCGACGGCTCTCCCTCGTCGGTGCTGTTGATGTACAACTCATCCATCTCCCGCGGTGAAATCTGGCGCAGCGGGATGGCGGTGTTGTTGACAGTGATCACCAGCGAATCCAGCTTTACGAAATCATCCGGCAGGGCATAGCTGTCGTAGGTGTCCAGCGAGTCGGTGCGGGTCAGGAAGGTCTTCGACTTCTCGTTGAACCAGAACCTGAACCGGCTGTAGTGGTTGATGGCATCGTTGATGTAATCGTCCACCTGCGTGGCAACATCGTCCCGGTGAAGCTCGGCGATGATGCGTGTTTCCATTGCGGCAAGGGTGCCCATAGGCCCTCCAAAAAGCCCGCCGGGCACCGTCAGCCCGGCGGGTCACCCGAAGCAGATCAGAGGTCGTTATCGGGCACGTAGGCGATGATGATCTCGGCCTGCCCCGCGCTCGGGGTGCCGGTGAGGCCGGCCAGATTCACCTGTATCTTGGTGTCGACCGCCACCATCGGCGTGATGTTGACGCCCTCATCGAGCGGCACCGCACCCAGCGCGGTCAGCGCCAGCGCCGAGCCGAAGTTGTCCTGCCCCGGATCGGTCGAGGCCCCGATATTCAACGCATTGGCGGTGCCGTTGAAGATCTGGGTCACGAACACCCCCGAGGTGGCAAACGAGATCAGCGAGCCGGCGGGGATGGTGCCCACGTCGAGCACCGCGCCCTTGTCCAGATACGAGATGCCCTTACGCAGGTAATGCACCATTTGCTGGTGATAGTTGCGCGCAGTCGTGCCTTGTACTCCTGTCGTCATGATGGTCTCCTTAGTGCGCGACGGCGTAGGTACTGACAGTCATCGCCCCGAAATCGACGTTATTAAACATCGTTTTTTTGAGGCCCCAAATCATCCCGGCAGACACGCCGAGGCGATTTTTATAGTCAAACAACTCCTCTACCCATTGCATTTCCTGCCCCCCGTCCCCGCCATACGCGAACAGCGCGGCCTGTGCCCCGCAGAACACAGCACGCCGGGTCTGCGGACGGTCCACACCGGCGTTGGTGATACCGGTGGTCACGCGTTTGTCCATGTGGATGACGGTGCCGTTGTATTCGCCCAAAGCCCCTGTATATATTGGACTTTTTGACGCTGCACCACCCATCAAGGCAGCTTTTTGAATGTCTAACCACTGGCCTTGATTCGTGTTCGTTCGGAGGTCGAAAACTTGGTAGGGGTGGAGGAAAATCACCCATTTTTTCTCCCCGCCAATCGACAGCGGCCTGATGGTCGGGGACAGCGTCGCCGCCCGCTCCACCGCGATGTCGATCAGGCGAAGTGTGAACACGTCGCCTACCGCCAGCGTGGTGTCGTCGGTGATGCTGGTGCCGGCCCAGATCCGGCGCGAGACATCGGGCGCGATCACCGCCTGATTGCCGGTGAACTTCACGTCCGTGGCCAGCGTGTACCCGCAAATTTGGTTAAAAAATGCGGTGTCGATCCTGTCCGCGTACCAGTCCTGCAAGCCCATTTTGTTCTCGTTGCGGATCGAGAACGTGACCCGCTGCTCGGACATCTTTCCTGCCGACCGAGTGGCGTGCCGAAGCTGGTCGATGAACACATTGTCGGCGTAGGTGGTAAGCGCCTCCTCGTTGCCCTCCAGCGTGCCGTCGCCGAGGATACCGGCGCCGGTCAGTTGCATCCGCAGGCCCACCGTGATGCGGTCGCCGGCAGACTTCGCCAGATCGTCCTTGACGTGGATCAGGCTGGCGCTGCTCGATCCCATGAACTTATCCGCCTTCGTTTCTTTCAACGCGTCGACGAACAGTTTTTTGGCCCACGCCTTGACGGTCAGCGGGTCATTTACTGCATAACTGGTATCCATTTCGGAAGCTCCAATGTGTGGTTGAGAAAAGTCCTCCGGTCACGCTGGAGAAGCGATTCCCGCCACACGTCGGCGAGCTAACGAACTGGGTCTTTACGTCACCCCGACGATTGCACTGCTATCTAACTGATATACATCCGGCTGAATTTCTGCTCGATATATTGCAGTTCGATATACAAACCTAGCCGCCCATCGCGGCCTTGAATTCCTCGTCCGACATCCGCGCCAGTTGCGATGGGGTCATGCTGGCAATCTGCTTGATGCTGTAGCGGCCGCGGCCGGCGCCGCCGCCGCTCGGCTTGCTGGCCTTGTAGCCCTCGTCGTGCATCCGCTCGGCGTCGGCCGCGCTCGGCTGATAACCCATAGCCTGACTCATGGCATAGGCCATCTGCGCCGGGTTCTGGCCCCGCTGCACCCACTGCAGCGCCAGATTCCGGGCGTCGTTGCCGGCGATGCCCCGGGCGTCGTCCTCGGTCCAGCCCGCGGCCGTCAGCTCCTTGGTGCGGCGGTTGATGGCGTAGCTCAAGGCCTCCTGATAGTCCGGGTGCTGCTCCTTGAACTGCGCCTCGCTGGTGGTAACCCGGTTCACGAACTGGCTTACCGCCTGCTGCTGGCGCTGGTTATGGACCTGCTGCTGGTTGGCCTCCCACTGCGCCATGTCGCGCTGGTACTGCTGCTGCCGCAGCGCCTGCACCTCGGCCTGCGTGCGCTCCGCCTGATGCGCCATGTAGCCCAGAGGGTCGGCCTCGCGGTCGGGCACCGGCTGCTGGTGCTGGGCCTGCAAGACCTGCTGCATCCGCTGCTGCGCGATCTGCCACTCCTGATCACGCTGCGCCTGCACCGCCATGAACTGCGCCAGTTGCTGGTCCTTCTGCTTGGCGTCGGCCTCCCACTGCTTGCGCCGCTGCCGCTCCTCGTGCAGCGCCCCGTAGGGCACCACCGAGTCCTTCTTCGGGGCGCCGCTCTCGTCGTGCTGCTCCGTTCCCTCCGCCGCCTGACCCTCCGGCTGCGCTGTCTCCGGCGAGGTGACCTTCACCTCTTCCGCGGTAGGCGGTGTCGTCGCCTGTACGATCTCACTCAACATGCTCTGTCTCCTTAACGTGCTGTACACGCAGTTCTACGCCATTGGCGGCGTTGTACCGCTCATCATCGCCATTGCCGGCCGCGCCCATCTCCACCGCGTCCGCGTACTCATACAGCGCATCGATAAACTTATCCCTGAACCACTCGCTGTCGCTCAAGTCCTGCGTACAGGTGATGGTCACCGTGCGCTTCATTGCACCGTCGGCGGCGGCTGCTGCTGCCGCGCCTGCTCAGCATGTTGCGCCTGCTGCAGCGCCATCGCCATGTCCATCTCCTGCTTGCGCTGCTCGCCCTGCACCTTCAGCCCCTGCAGCTCCATCGCCATCTGGTGCTCCTGCTGCTTCCACTGCGACTGCTGCTGCGCCATCTGCAGGTCCAGCTTCTTCAGCTCCAGCTCCATCGCCTTCATCTGCTGCTGGGTCTGCAGCGCCGCCTGCTCCGCCTGCAGCTCCAGTTGCTTGAGCTGGATGTCGGCGCCGGCCTTGGTCTGCGCGGTCTGCGCCTTCGCCGCCTCGCCCTGCGCCACGGCCTGTGCCATCTGCACCTGCGGGTCGCCCTGCGCCGCCTTCTGCTGCTTGGCCCCGGCAATCTGCTGCTTCCACGACTCCGCCAACTGGGTCGGGATCGGGGCATAGTCCAGCGCCTCCTCCGGCACCGGCCCGCCGGCCTGCATCACCATCGGCGCCAGCTTCATCAGGGCATCGAAGGTCTTCGACTTCATATCCCTCGCGGTGGGGGCCACGTCGACCACGACATCGTAGTCCATCACCCCGCGCTGGATCAGCAGCGGCTCGTACTTCTCGCCCAGCGGCCCCGCCACCCGGATCAACCTGCCATCGGCCATGTACTCGATGATGAAATGCGCCAAGAGCCGGCCCTGCTGTTTGCGATACTGACGCAGGGCGTCAAACAGAGTCGCGACGTTGCCCATGCCGGCGTTGGTGCGGGCCTCCTCGACTATGCCGGGCTGCATTTTATCGGCGAGGCCGACCATCTCCAGCGGCACCCCGCTGCCGTCGCGGATCGAGCTGACCGAGAACTGCAGCAGGTCAGGAATGGACTGCGGGTACTGCGGGATGGGCTTGGGCTGGATCTTGCCGCCGCTCAAGGCGCCGGCATTGACCTCGGTGACGCCGTCGGTCTTGGCCCAGTTCTCCTCCAGCTCGCGGATGTCGTTGACCGCGCCCTCCTCGATCAAAATGCCGCCCTTGGCGTTGGTATTGATCATGTGCAGCAACTGGCTGAGCATCTTGTTGGCGTACCGCTGCGGGTCCTCCATCTGCGGGGTCAGCCCGAAGAAGGTCCCGGTGTTGTGGTCGCGGTACCCGGTCATGCAGTTGTAGACAAATTCGTACTGGCAGGGGGCGTCACCAGTCTCCAGCAACTGCTTGCCCAGCAGGAAGGCCTGCTTGTAGACGGCCTTGGTGCGGCGCTTGCCCTGCAGCGGCGGCATGCCCATCTGCTGCATCCGCTCCGATGCGATCTGGTAGTCCTCGTCGCTCATCTCAATCGGCTCCGGGGGCGGCGGTGCCGGCGGGGGCGGTGGCATCCCCTGCGGCCCTCCCATCATCATCGGGGGAGCGCCGGGTCCACCAGCGGGGGAAGGCGGGCCTGCCGGCGGCATCCCGCCCATAGGGGGCGCCCCAGTCGGCCCCGGTGGTCCCGGGGGCCGTGGCGGCATTGCCGGCGGTTGCCCCATCGGCCCCGGTGGCATCCCCGGCGGTGGCCCGGGCGGCATCATGCCGGCACCCATCCCGGGCGGCGGCGGCATCCCACCCATTGGCGGCTGCATCCCGGGTGGCGGGGCCGGCGGCTTCGGTGGCTTGATCACCCATACCGTCACCTGCTCCTTCCAACAGTGATGGATGACGCAGCGGGTGCCGTCCGGCGCCGCATCCACCGCGTTCTTCTCATACCATGGTGCGCGCTGGGCGTCGTGCGGGGTGGTCTCCGGCAGCGCATCGCGCCCACCCACCAGCTCGGCCTCCGGCCAGCGGGCCTTGATCACCTCGTCGGTCAGCCAGTCATCGCACTGCACCCAGCGCATGTCGTTGAGGTTGCGCTTGACGCTCGACGGATCGTAGTGGAAGGCGAACGGATCACGCCGCGGCACCTCGATCATGCCCTCCGGGTTGCACTCGAAATCCATCTTGGTTTCGGTCCAGCCGTAGCCGCAGATCACGAGATCCCTGAAGGCATCGCTCTCCTCGTCCTCGGCATCGCACTGGTCTCTGGCCCACTTGGCCGCGGCCGTCAGCAGGTCGTTCTTGCCGCTGTCGTCCAGCGTGCGCGGCTTGTACTGGACCTCTTGCCTGTTGTTGGCCTCCGAGCCGCAGATGGCGTTCACCATCACCGCCGTGCGATTGAAGCTGACACAGGGCTTGCCCATGTCGGCGTGCTTCTGCTCGTCCTCCTTGGTCCACTGCTTGCCGGCCACCATGTCGTACCAGACCTCGGCCTTCTTGCGCCAGTCGGCCAGATGCTGCTCGCTTTGCTTCCGCAGGTCGAGGATCTCGCTTACGAGGTCATCGTCCTCGCTGCTGCCAACTGCCGGCTCGACCGGCTCTTCGGAGTACATGCTCTACCTCCCCGCCATCTCCGTCACGTCAGAGACCGTCCTGTCCGCGGCCATGCGCTCGGTCAGCGTCACCTCGTCGGTCATCGCCATCCGCCGCATCATCTCCTCATAGTGCAGGTCGGCCAACTGCCATGCCAACTTCACCATCGCCTCCGCCGGCCACGACATGTCCGCGGTCGCCATCGACACCAGAATGCGGTCGGCCAGCGCCGATACGAACTCGCGCCGGGCGCGCCGGATCGCCCGGTCACTGACACTGGTGTCAATCATCGACGCCGAGCCGTTAAACCTGTTGCGCGCCTCGCCCATCATCTCCCCTTCGCCGCTGCCTTCTCTTCCCGCGCCGCCTTCGCCGCTGCCTTCTCGGCCTCGGCCCGGTTGATCAGCAGCAGGTCCAGCACCTTGTCGAGGTCCTCGCCGTACAGCGCCCACTTGCCGTCCACCCGCCCGTCGCAGCGCACATACAGCTTCTCGTTCACGCTGCCGTCGCTATTCTGCACCGCGTCGCGCAGGTAGCGGTAGCGTTTCGAGTCCTGCGCCTGACCCTCCAGCCCGGCCTCGCTCTTCGCATCCTCTTGCCGCTGCTCGGCCTCGGCCTCGTCCCTGATCACCTGCTGGTGCTTGCTGGTCGTCATCGTCCTCTCCTCAAGAAGTGGCATCCGCTGCCACTATCGTCCAAATCTGGTTGCCCGCGCATGCACCGCCTGCGTATCACCCGGCAGCAGCGCATAGCGCCCACCACGGGGCTGCGAATCGTCCGGCTGCAGGATGTACACCCGCTCCTCGTGGAACAGCACCCCGTCGGCATCGGTTGCCGTCAGGTTCACTGTGGTGCCGTCGATCACCTCGGTCACCGTCGCCACCATCGGCACCCCGTCCGGCGGCACCCGGATCAGCAGCCCATTGGCGTCATGCACCGGCTGGCCATCCGAGCGGTGGTAGAACTGCAGGGTGTCGCCGACGTTCATTCGACTATCACCTGCGGCTCGGCCATGCGCTGCTCCAGCAGCATCAGCCGCGCCACCGACGTGTCCAGAATGCGCTGGACATGCGATAGCCTCAAGCCCAGCGCGTCCACCTCGGCCTGCAGCGCACCCACCTGCCGCGCCACCCGCAGCAGCGCCGCATCGCGGCCCTCGGCCTCCACCTCGTCCCGGTTGTCTATCGTCATCGCTGCCACCATCCTCTTGTGCTCCGCATCCCACCATTCAAACAGGTCGGCGTCGCCGCGCAGGCCCTCGCCCGTCAGCTTCACCGCTTCGCCCTGCGCTTGACCTTCACCGCCGGCCCCGGTGGGTCGCGCCCGTACTGCTTGCGGTAGGCCTGCGTGTACGCCTTCTGCTGCGCCAACTGCCCACCCTGATCCCAGCGGTGCGGCTCGTGGTGCCAGTGCTCGACGTGGCACAGCTTGCACAGCGGCGCCTTCATGCCGCCACCCCGTACTGCTTCGCCGCCCAGTCGAGCAGGTGTCGCTTGAGTTCGATCTCGGTCGCCTCACGCGTCGTCCAGCCCTCGCCGACCACATACTCAAGCGTCATCCGCGCTGCGTGCATCCGGCCATCGGGCAGCTTCAGCGCCAGCCCTATCTGGCGACCAAAGTCGAATAGCTTCGGCCCAAGGAAAACGAAGGCACCACCAGCGTTGACCACCACTGTCGGCGGCACCGCCTTGGCTACCGCCGGCAACCGCACCGCGCTGATCGCAGCCGTGATCGCCCCGAGGAAGCCGCGCCGGTTCATGCCGCCCACGCCGAGGTGCGGCTCTTCACCGCGTACCTGTCCGTCTTGCCGGCGGTCGACTCCCGCGGCCACACCAGCTCCAGCTCCGGCTCCTCGATCCTCGCCAGCGCGTCCATCATGTCATCGTGCTGGCCCACAGGGAAGGCCACGTACTCGGTCTCGATGAAGTCGTGGACCAGATCCCGCACCACGCCCTCGTAGTCGCTGTAGTTCAGGGTGTAGGGCAGGTACAGCCGGCCCTGCTCGGTCACCGGGATCAGGCGCCGGATGCGGTCGTTCTTCGGGGTCTTGCCCCCGACCTTGGTCACGTCGAAGCGGTAGTTCTCGGCCTCCTGCAGGCTCTTCAGGTAGGCGATGTCGGCCATCAGCCCGTACTCCTCGTACCTGACCTGCATCGGCCTCCACTTGCGGTGCAGGCGCATCACCGCGGCCCCGCGCTCGGTCAGGTTGAGCCGGTCCCTGATGATGTCCAGCGCGTACATGTTGCGGTCGGCGGCGAGGCCGATGACCCAGATGGTGGTGTAGTCGCTCGACTTGCGCTTGGAGTTGGCGGCGTCGATCAGCATCACCTTGTTCATGCCGGACCCGCTGCGGTTCTCATAGAACCGCAGCCAGTCGCGGCGGAAGCCCTGCGTGGCGTCATGCAGCGGGTCCTGCATGATTTGGCAAGCGAAAGTGTAGGGGCCGAGGTCGGCGCGCTTCAGGCGCAGCACCTCGCGGCTCCAGATCGCCGGCTCGCCGTCGAGGGTGCCGTCGCTGGTGGCGAGGCGCTTCCGTAGGATGGCGGTGCCGCGGTCGAGGATGGTGCGGTAGCTGTCCGACTGGTGATACCTCGTGCCGATGAAGCGGCGCCGGCCACCGTCGCTGCCGAGGTTGTACGACAGCTCCAAGGCCTCGGTGGTTTTGGTCATCATCTCGGGCGAGGTCACGCTGCTCTGGGTGACCACGTCGTCGTAGACCACGAGCCGGTAATGCTTGCCCGTCGGCTGACCGTCCACCAAGCCGTGGGCCTCGATGGTGCTCTCCTTGGGGTTGCCGGTGCGCTGCACGGTGAGGCCATCGTCCTCGGACCACTTCGGGGCCTGCTTGCCGGGGTCATCCCAGAGGATGCCCGGGAACAGGCCCTTGAGGTTGGCGTTCTGCTCAAACTCACGCTTTATCTGCCTCAAAAATCCCTTGGCGATGGGGCGGGTGTGCGAGAAGATCCCGACCGTGATCTCGGGGTCCTGCAGCACGTTCTGGATGGTGAGTGCGAAGGTGATGATGCTGCTCTTGTAGTGGCCGCGGGACCAGAGGTCGAGGCGGTCGTCGGGTTCACTCTGCACCTCGCGGCAGCGGTCCAGAATCCACTGCTTCTGGGCATCCGGTCGGTTCAGCACATATCTCAGCAGGAAGTACAGGTCGCTCAAGCAGAGGTCGTGGAAGGCCTGCTGCTGCTCCCCCGGCGGCAATGTTTGCAAGTACGCTTCCAAGATCGAATACTGGTCGAGTGTCCGCAGCGGGATGATTGGTACGCTGTTCATTGATGTTGGCCACCACCCCGACCACTTCCAAGAACCGCACCGGGTTGTCGTCGGCCAGCTTCTCCAGCACCTTCTGGCCCTTCTTCTCCCACACCGTCAGCACGTCGCCGATGAACGCACCCTGCAGGCGGTGGCGCACGCCAACTGGCCGGCCGGCTGGGTTGCCCGACTGGCCCGGCCTCCACATTCGCTCCACGAACTCCGAGTTCTGGCCGTGTTGATTCACGGGTGTTTTCTCTGCGCTCACGTTCCAGCTCGTCCTGTTGATCGGTGAGCCACTGCAGTGGGCTGACTGGCAGGTTGTATGGTGCTGAGAACATTCATGTTTTCTCCAGAGTGGCATCCGATGCCACTTCGCCATCTGGGGGGTAGATGGCGATGCGGTTAAGGCGCCGGCCGGCCTCGCGCCAGCGTTGGTAGAAGGTCTGCGGCTCGACGTGGGGGAGCTGCATCTGGGCCTCCCACTCCTCGCGGGTCAGTACCTCGTGGACTTTCATCCATGCCTCCATGTCAGTGCGCCACGTTGTGCAGGTAGAGCGGCACCTCGGGATCGCGCTCGGGGTGGCACCAGCACCGGGGCGAGAGGACGTGCTCGGGTCCGAAGCCCGGGAACACATGGACCTCCTGCGGCAGCGGTCG